ACACACCCTCCACATGAATGATGTGCGTGTGGTAGCACTTCATGAGTGGTGCTGCGGACGCGACGCCGTTACCATCCAGCGTCAGATCCTCAACTGTCATACCTTGCGCCTGGATCTCAGTTGTTGTAGCACAAGTGCCGCAGAAGTTCAGGATCGGGAGATTCGTTCCCGTCTTACGACGAAGGGATGTTCCATAGGTGGTCCTACCACCAGAGCCCATGAACTTGATGTAGTTGCCGTAGTTGCCATCTCCAAGGATCTGATCATTCGGCATGACGAGAGTGGAGACGATGTACACACCAGGAGGGAAGAAGACGATACCAGAGTGTGTATGAGCACCACCCAGCGTTGTGATCACCGGTGTTGCATTGATCGCGTTCTGAATCGCCGTCGTGTCGTCTGTGGCGCCGTCGCCGACGGCACCGAAGTCTTTGACATTCAGAACAGCCATGCCGGAGCCGATTGCGTCAAGACGAGCCTTGACTGTTGAGAACGAACCAGAGGGGTTGATCCCTAGTTCACCCTCGATCTTGTTGATCGCATCCGCCAGGTCGTTGTGAACCTGCGGATGTACAGTGACCTGGTTCTCCGCGTCGCTATGCGACGTGCCGAATGCATCGATCCCTGTTGGATACGCTGAAGCCATTATGGACCTCCGAATGTTCCTGAGCCGAATGTACCCTCGCCGAAGTTTCTGCTCGGGGATGACGGGATGCCTGAGTTGTTGAACAGAAGATGCTGGTAGTCTACATAGATGGAGAATGCATTCGAGTACAGAGGAGCATTGACGAGCAGATCGCCGTAGGACTGACCATCAATGTTCTGGTAGAGCAAGATGATGCCTGCCGGCTTCTGAGAGACCAGAGCGGCCAGAGTTGCGATAGGATCTGGCGTCTCTGAACTCTTGGTGATGACCGTCATGGTGTAGGCATCAGTGTTGCGCTCTACGAAGTTAACGGTTTTCGTCCCTGTGAGTGTGGCCTGTGCTGCGAGGACCATCGCGCTGATGGTGCCGCGATTCCACCCTCCGACAGAGGCGATCTGCGTCCTCTGCTGTGCATCGGTCAGTCCTGCGGTCAGCTGAACACCGACGAACTGCGCCAGCCAGGGCAGGGCCACCGTAGGAGCGCGTGTGAGGTCTAGGACTTGAGACCAGCCAGGAGCGAGCTCACCGCTGACGATCTGATCCCTGCCGTAGTCGTCAACGATCTGGAATAGCTCACCCAGAGCGGCGCAGTAGTTCGCAAGGGCATAGCCATACAGCGCATCATTTTGCGCTAGCGGTGCGACAGCGTCATATAGACGCTGCGCAAAACTCTTGAGGACAGGAGCAGACAACTAGATGGCTGTTCCCGTCAGCGTGTTCGTCTGAGGAAGCGGAGCGACACCCGTCATAGTGATGTCCTGGCGAGCGAGAGTGTTGCCGTGTATCGCGATCGTCAGGTCGTAGTTCACACCGGTGGTCGTGATGTAGTCAACGCCAGGAACCTCGTTGATGACCTGTGCGACCTCCAGATAGCGGATGATCGTCTTGTTGACCCAGAGGTTGCTGCCCTGCCCCTCCGAGCCCCAGATAGCGGGACTGAGGTAGGAAGCCAGCGCTGCATTGATTGAGGCAACAACGCTGGTGGGGTCGAAGCCAGGCAGCGTCTGCACCTTGTAGGTCACATCGATCGCGTTCACCGTCGGGTCTACGACGTTGACGATGAAGTTGACTTCTCTCCTCGCCTGAAGGTCTGCCTGGATTGCAGCCTTGTGAGTTGAATCAACAGGGTTGCCCTGCTCGTCGATGGCGGCTACCGCAACGGTGCGCGCATTCGTGAAGGTCGGAGGAGGACCAGGGCTGTATCCGTCGATGGCTGTCGCACGGAAGACACCTGGGATGTTCCTGGCGAACACGGCGAAGTCATTGGGGAGGATCGGACGAGGGGCGATCAGCTGAAGGTACGAAGTCAAGCGACCCAGGTACTCGTCATCCGTCTCAGCGTCAACACCACCGCCTGTGACTGCGTTCTGCGTCACACTTGAGACGAAGGCAAGAGGATCGATCAGCTGGATGGTGCCGCCGATGGTACCGAGACCGGAGGAGTCAGCGCCAGGCGTGACAGCGACGACCAGGACGTTGTTGGCGACCGTTGATCCGGCAGGGATGACCGTATCGGTGACTGTCTCGAAGGCAAAGACCTCATCGCCAGTCTTGGCGATGCTGACCTGCGTCCCCAGAGGGATCGTGTAACCAGCATTGTCCTTCATGGTCCAGGTCGTAGCAACTGAGGCTGCCGTGTCGTCCAGCGGTGGCAGGTTGATCAGAGTTGCCCCGAACCAGCGGAAGATGCTCCGGGGGATTGCGCTGGCTACATCACGAGACTCAGCGGCAGCAGCAGACATTGCCTGCGCCAGCCAAGTGTCGAGGTTGCCTGCTCCCGGCTCCCAGCCAGGAACGATGGTCTGCATGAACGTGACGAAGTCGTCCATGATGTCCTGCGGATCTGTTTCGATCGGCAGCTCAATGTAACTGCTCAAGACGCACCACCTTCCTGCCGAGTAGAGACACGGACAGAGACCCTGGCGATCAGTTGATCAAACTGATCAGGATGCTGTTCGAAGATCACATTGGCTCTAGGCTCCTGAAGCAGGATCCTCTCTGCCGCATCGGCAACATCAAGAGGTTGCTTCTGGAATGTGAAGTCATCAGACCCGAAGTCCGGGCTGACTTCACGCTCACCTACGCGCGTGAGGAGAACTGCTGCGACGCAGTTGCTGATGTCCTCTATGGTATCCTGCTCCACCACAGCGGGATGACCGCTCGTAGCTAGACGAAACGGGAAGTCGAAGTGAGGGACGACGACAGGATCACTCATGAGAATGGCCACCAGGCTGCGATCCAGGGGTTGCGACGATTGTCAAATACGACAAGACACTCATCGCCAGCAGCAGGTAGAGAAGTCGTGTCGCGAGATTGCCAACGACACGGACCCCACTGAAGAAAAGGGTCGAAGTCAGGGATGACAACAGGAACGAGATCTGAGAGGTCTGCGGCACCGACGGATACTTTACCGTACCACACCGTGCGACCTTCTGGGGCATCAGGGATCTGATCACGGAAGTCACTCATGCTCTCACCAGAGGAGCGTTGGCGAGATCGTTGCAATCTGGGTGACCATTCTTCGTGCCATCCGTGTTTACACCTACATGCGTATGGTTTGCCCCTCCCCACTTGGCATAGTCACCGATGGTACCGATCTGTTCACCGGCTGTGACAGTACTGCCTTCAGTAACGGAGCGTGTGCCCATGTGTGTGTAGTAATACTTGGCACCAGATTGACCCTGTAGATACACAGACCAACCAAAGGGACCGTGTACACCCAGCATCGGGTCAGACGGCCCTTGCGTCGGATCGTGACCGGACAGCTTGAAGATCTTTCCGCTCTCAACAGCCACGATGGGAGCGCCGGCATCGCCACCGAAGTCAATAGCGGGATAGCCAGCAAGACCAACGGTCTGATGCTCACCCTGGATGACGTGCGTGTTGTGACCGAAGGGCACAGGTTGAACTTCACCGCCAGGAGTCTTGAACTGCTGGTTGCTTCCGGTGTCGATCGCGGCAGGAGCTCCTGTCCATGTTGCACTCGTGCTGCCTGGCAGATTGCTGCCGGAAGGTTCAGGCAGACGCGGCTGCTTCTTCTTCAGCGTGATGGTCGTCCTGGTGTCGAAGACACTGCGTGAGATGTCGTTCACCAGCCAGCGTCCGTTCCAGGGACCCATGTCCTTCAGCTGCACAACGCTGCCCGGAGGCGCTGCCCACTTGGAGGCGCGGCACGTCACGGTGCAGGTGGCGCTCTTCGTTCCCTCTGTGTAGGTGCCGTCGATCGCCTCAACACCAGGAGTGTCTTCAGAGATCACCGCGATCGGTGAGGACTTCAGAAGGTCATCCTCAGAGATGAAGTAGAACTTGCCGCTGACGAAGAATGCTCGCCAGTTGACTTCTTGCGCGAGACGCGTGATGCAGTCCCAGCTACTCTCCTTGCCCCATGCGGTCTGCTTCTTGGTCGGAGGCACACCCCTGTAGAACTCGTAGTCTCCTGTGTCGGAGACAGTAGAGAATTGCGAGTTGGCTGCTGCAACCGTTCCATCGAGAACACCATAGGTTGCAACAGTCCGCTCAGCTTCCGTGCGCCACTGCGCATACAGCTGACCGTTGGCACTGAGTTGTACAGCCTGTACAGCAGCCCAGTACTGAGCGCCAGGATGCGCTGATAGATAGTTCATCAGATGTTCGTAGAACGCCTGGGCATCCTCAGCTACGTTCCGAGAGGCAGGCCATCCCTGACTGGCGCGCTGCTGGAATGCTCCTACGCTGTCCAGGTCGCCGCCGATCAGATTGCGCATCGTGCTCTCTTGGATGACGCACATCATCGCCATGACCAAAGCCTTGCGCGGAACCAGCATGGCCCTGCCCTGATCAAGCACTGCGTTGGCGACGTTGCGCTGCTCCTCACTCATGGGCACACCTTTGACCGTGAGATCGTTGGTCTTAGGAATGCCCAGGGAGCGGTCGCTGACAAGGTTCGTCTTGTCGGAGGGAGAGACCGCCCCCTGGATCGGTTGAACTTTGTTGAGCTCCGGGATGTAGTATGGGAGATGCGGAGCGTACTCCTTCGGTTCTCGCAGAAGACGCAGGACGAACTGTGCCCTGGTGATCTTCTGGCGGGACGTGCTGAGAGCCTGCTTGATCGGCTTGTTGTACCGACGAAGGATCGCGACCTCACGGTCCTCAAAAGTCAGGTCGATCTGATCATCGTTCTTCTCTACACCAACCAGCCTGAAGAAGAGGCCATCGATCTCGATGTCGTTCTTTGAGCTGAGCCTGCCTGATCTGAGCAGAGTCCTGGCCCTGTCCTCTACTTCAACCTTGATTGTGCTTGCACCCTGCATGGTGCGCTGGATGGTGACATCCTTCACAGCCTCGATGATGTTGATGTCGGAGTGATTGAGCGCAAGGTACAGTGCGCTCAGATCTACATCATCGCCCATCAACTCCAGCTGGGTCTGCTTCAGCCGGGAGGGACGGAGCAGGTCTACAGCCTTGGTCTTGGCTACGGTCATGGCGCTGGGATCCTCAGCTTGGCTCCGACGGTTAGTTTCTGCGGATCACGGATGTTGTTGGCATTCGCGATCTGGTGCCACTTGCTTGAGGAGCCGTAGAAGTGGGCAGCGATCTTGCTGAGGGTATCACCGCTCTTGACGACATACGTCTTGGGCCAACCGCTCGTGCTCTTGGTTGATGCCGTCGTCTTGGAAGATGTGACCTTGCCCGGTTGAATCCCTCTGAACTGCGTGATGTCCTCGGCACGGTACTCCAGCAGGTTGATGACGCAATCCTGCCTCAGACGGGCCATCACACCGTTGCTGGCGAAGTCCCTGATGACGTTGTCTCCCCAGACCAGGTTCTCGATGACCCAGATCTTCGGCCCAGGGTTCTGTAGACCTCGGCCGGTGATCTGAACGGTAGGAGGAGCGCCACCTGTCGTCGGAGGCAGAGCCATCCTGCTGAGACGGCTGATGTCGGTCTCCTGGCTGATCTGATCCCTCACCCCGTCAAACAGTACAGGGACAGCGAAGCGCAGAGGATCCTTGCCGTTCCAGACGGTCAGCCCTACGCGACGAGAGCGTGTCTCAACAACCCATCCGCCGTAACCGCTCGGAATGTTGGGAGGCGTCTCACCGAGGAGCACGACGACAGGGCTGATACCGGCAGCCGAGATGGTGACCTTCTGCATCTCATGCGTCATTTGCGAGCCTGCTGCTGGTCGATCTCTTCGGCGACAACATCAGCCAGAACCTTGCGGCCGATCTGCACCTTGACCCTTGTCGTCTTGTTCTTGTTGTCTGGCTGATTCATCCAGGACTCGTTGTAGTTGAACGGAGAGAGCTTGGTCTGACCATTGCTGGCCCTGCTAGGTACCTTCAGAGAGGGCATAGAGAGCACGTTGCCTGGTGAAGCCAGAGGCAGGAGTCCACCAGCGGGATGACCAGCCAGAGCGGGACGAGAGAGGATGGGGCTGGGACCAGCGTTGCCGGAACCAGTGAGCCAGTGCCACGCTCCTCTCAGGGCATTCCAGATGCTGTAGATGTGCTTGAGAGTTTCGTACGCTGCAACCAGCGGGAAGAACGCCACTGTGAGAGCGGCAGCGAACTCAAGCTTGTGATCCCTGACCCAGTTCCAGGTTCTGTTGACCAGGTCATGGAAGGCATCCCACTTGAAGTACAAGACACCCAGGAGAATCACGAGCCCGGCGATCGCTGCGACGATGATCGTGATAGGAGCTAGCGTGATCGCCCATGCGATGCCAGCTGCAATCCCCTCAGCGGTGAAGGCATCAGCTAGTGCGGTCGTAGCCGCTACATACAGCCACGTGGCTCCCTCTGCGATCCATGTCCAGAAGGTAGCCAGTTTCGTCATGAGGGCATATCTGCCCGTCGCAACGGCTGCTAGGAACTGGAAGAAGGTCAGCTCTTTGGTTGCCTTGGTAGCCAGGACTTCGGAGAGACCCATCGCTGCCGTCCAGAAGGCAGCAAGCTTCGTCACTCCCCAGTAGGTCACCAACAGAGGTATCAGGATGTAGAGGAACCATCCGAACTTCTGAGTCAGAGGCACGATCATCATCAGGACTCCGTGTAGCAGCAACAGGACGATGTAGATCGATCCCCACAGAGGCTTAGATGTTGCCAGCGCTGAGATGACCGCTGAGAAGTTCTGCCAGAGAAGGTGCAGATCGTCTGCTACTTGTTTCCAAATGATGACCGCATGAGGATCAATAGCAGCAACAACAGAAGTAATGGATGTTGCATTCGTCACCCTTGCGTTGAAGGAATCGAACCATGCATTCATCCGGGCGAACGCTCCCCCTGACTTCAGGAACAGACTGTTCTCCAGGTGACCGGCCAGCTGAGAGATGTTGTCCTTCAGGGTGGTGAACAGACCATGCACCGTGAGCGACTGCCGGTAGGCGGCATTCATGAACCCTGGTGTGTTCTCGATGTAGTCGTTCAGAGCCTTGAGTGCTGTCTGCACGGGAATGCCGAGATTGCCCACATGGTGCATCTGGTCTGCTGTGAGACCGAGCTCCTGTGTGAGCGCTGCGAAGATTGGGAGTCCGTCACGGGCCAGCTGGTTCACTGTCTGCCCCGTCAGATGACCCTGGTAGGCCATGTGCTGGAGAGCGACAGCTACGCGGTTGAGTGCTCCTGGCGATGTACGACCTGTAGCAGATAGAGCATCAACGATAGAGTGCAACGTCGTGTTGACTGTCTCCGCGCTGATGCCGGCTGTGCGCATCCCCAGGTACATCTGCCGGAATGCGATGGTGACGTCCTTGAACTGGAACGGTGTGTGCTTGGTGAAGTTGAACAGGTAGTCAAGCTCATCCTGTACGTTGCCGATGTCACCGGCCACCGGCTGTAGAGCGACCCTTGCGCTCTGCATCGCACTGTTGAAGTCATAGCCCCATTTGACTGCGGCGATGCCTGAGGCTACGATCGCAAGCGTAGCACCGTACATCAAGCGTCTCATCGTGAAGAGAGCCTGGTTCATGATGTAGCCGCGACGGGCTGTGCCCGCCATGGCTAGCCCTGCCTCTTCTGATGCAACACCAAGCTGCCGGACGGAGGCGGCGGATTCCTCCGTCCCTGCAATGAAGGCAGCCTGGCCTTGCAGCCTGAGGAATACGAGGATCTCTTCTTCGGT